CTAAATTAGTTTTAGTAGCTGTAGTTAGTTCTGTTAGTTGCTTATTAGCATTATATCCTAAAGTATATAAGTTTAAAGCTAAAGGATTTGGTATTCTAGTATTTTCTTCAGTAGTTAAAGGATTAATTTGATCATCCTGTGTTATGTAAGCTTTTGTAACACTTCCAAATCTTGAAGGCATAGATAATGATCTTAAAAGGTAATCATCTTTAGTTACAGTTCTTTTTTGAGATGAAAAATTAGCCATTGAATTAAATCTAATTTCTTCTATACTTTCTGCATCACCACCACCTGTTGCTGCTTGAGGATTATTTGAAGCTATACTTGCTATAACAAAACTTTTTAAATTATTATTTAAATTAGGTTTAGTAGTAGTAAGTACTGTTTGGGGTTTTGTAACAGTACCTGAAGCAACATTAGAAGTTACACCACCACCTACTAAATAAGTAACTGTTAATGTAGTATTTGAAGGAGCTACACCATATGCTCCTGTAAATAAGAAATTTGATGGGTCATATGCTCTATCTAAACCACTTTTACCATCATTAATACCTAACCCTATATTAGTAGGATTAGGAATAATTTCTTCATCATTTTGTGTTGAAGTTCCAGCTCCAAATTGAATTTCTAAATTAGTTTCACTAGTAAATCTAGATGTAAATCTTCTAGGAACTGTTTTAATTTTCATTAAATAAGGAGTAGATTGTCTATCAGAATATAATGTAGAATCATTATTATATGTATTTGTTTGTTCATCAAATATTGTATCTTGAGCTAAATAATCTACTTCTGTATATTCATTACCATCATTATCTACAATTTTTTCTATTCCAATTACATCACTATCTGTAATATTAAGTTTTAAAAATTTTTGAGATGCTCCTACATTAAATGTAGTAGTTTTTCTAACCGCAGATATAACTTTAGTAGTTTTTTTAAGTAAATAATATTGTGGATTTCCACTTCCATCTATTTGGTAAACACTAATATTAGTAGGACTAGCAGCACCTGAAATAGCAAAATCTATAGTTTCTTCAGTAATAAAATTAATTCCACCTTGGGTAGAACTAAAAGAAGATCCTTCTGCCATTATTAAAGAATAATTATAATCAGGAATATAATTTTTACTAGCATCTTTAGCTGGGATTAATTGAAATATTTCTAAATTAGTACTAGAAGCTTTGGTAACTTTAGGTCTATATCCTAAAGAGTAAGCTAAATTATATAAATTTTTCTTTTCTTGAGCTAATAATAAAAATGTTTCTTGTAATTGAGTATCAGTATAATAAGAAAGTACATCCCCTACATAAGCAGCCATTTCTAAAAACATCATACCAGGAGAGCCATCAGAAAAATCATTAAAAGTTTGTGGATAATACGTTTTAGTATATTCTATTAATTGATTTTTTAATGTACTGAAATCTTTATTAAGATATTTTATATCCCTTTGGGATGCGTTACTTGTATTAGAATAAGCCATTAGTAATTATTTTCTGTTGTTTCATAAGGTGCTGGACCTCTTTCATTAATTCCCCCAATTGAAATTCTAATAGCATCAGCACTACTATCTAAATTTACAATATATTCTACATTAATAAATACAGTATTTGAATTTAAATCTTGATTTACTTCAACATTAGATATAGTAATTTTATTTAAATTACCATCTTTAGCACATGCTTCTTGAATTTTGTTTTGTATATCTTCTGAAGAAATTTTTTGTTCAAAAAGCAAACTGTTTAAACCAACACCAAAAAATGGTTTATATACCCTCTCTCCAGGTTCAGTTAAAACTAAGTTAATTAAGTTTGAACGAAGTTGTTCTTTAGTAGTGTAATTAGTTTTAAAGACACCAGGACCATTAAAAGGAAGACCTACTCCTACTCCTGTTGAGGATTTTAAATCTAAAGGATCTATTTTTATTGGATTACTAGCCATTATGGTCTATGATTTTTTCTTTTATCCATTGCACGCATTAATTCTCTATAATCTCTATTTACAGCTGTTGCAACTTCAGTAGGCATTGCTTCTACTGGTATAGGCGATGATGTATTAAATGGTTGAGATAAACTTACAGGTGATGTCCCTTTTTCTAAATTAGTATCTCCTTGTGCTGTTTCATTTAATAAATGATTAAGGGTATTATTTGATACAAAATTTTTAGATACTGGTTTTTTACCCATAATTTTTTCTTTTAAAGAAGTTTGAACATTTTTAGGTATAGGTGTATGTTGTAATGATTGTTCTACAATTGTAGGTTTAAATTCATCACGTAAATCTTCTTTAAGTGTTTTAATTTCACGTCGAAGAGCATAATCTATTTCTTCTCTTATGACTTTTCTAATTAATTTTTCGAAAACTGTGGCTTTCATATTAAATAATGTTTGTTAATAAATATTAGTATAAGGTCCTTTTCTATATCTTCTAAAGAATTTTGGTGGAACATTACTAATTCCATTAGTAGTTCCATATGGTAATTCTTCATCAGATAAATTAACATCACCTTCATTAGTTAAAAATGTTTGTAAATCTGGATATTGGTTATATAAATCTTCTACTGATTCTACACCTCCATCTATTTCTTCATAACCTTCTAATAATGGTAATAATAAATTTATATATAACTTTTCTAATAAGTCTAATAAATTTAATATATATTCATAAAGTTGTTCTATCTTTGCTATAGCTGAGGGAATTGTAACTCTTACTGAATCAGTAGTTTTATTTATTGTTATAATCATATCAGCAACACCACCTACAACAGCTACTAAATAACCCAAAAAATTTAATAATTTATTTTTTTGATCATTTAAAGGGATAGATACTGCTGAACCTAATGTAGGTGCACCTGCTGTAGATACTGAAGAGGCTAAACCTTGGATAGTTCTTTTAATAGGTGGGAGAAATTTATTAATAGTTTCAGCTACATCATTAAGATCATTAATTTTTTTATCTATTTTAATAAGTTTTTCTTCAAGACGCCCAAGTTTATTCCTAGCATTTTCAACTTTAAATAATACAGCTTCTAATTTACTTTTTGTTTTAGTATAATATTGTTCAGCTTCTTTTGGTTTATCTATTAAATTTGTAAAATTATTTTCAAGTTTTTGAGGAGTAGGAAGTTGATTAAAAGCAGTTTCTTTAGTTTTTTTAAGTCCTTCTTCCTTAATACCCTTTTTTATTTCTCTTAATAGGTTATCAGTTTGATTTTTAAATAATGTAAATATATCTCCTACTGCCATTATACTAAATTAATTCTTTTACTCATTATATCTTTAATACTATTTTTTAAATCTTCTAAATCATCATATCTACCTTGTAAATGTGTTTTATTAATACTTCTAGATTCTGTTACTTTTCCCTCACAATTGTATGAAACTTTTTGTCTAATATCATCTAAAATTCCAGAAATAACATCAATTAATTCATTAAGCCATATTTCTGTTTGATTTCCTAATACTGCAGGTTCATTAGCATAAGTATTATCATATCTTAAACCTAAAATTATTCTAGGAGCATTAATTATAAATTTATTAGTACCATTATTAAATGTGTCAAAATGAAAATCTCCATTAGTACTAAATCCTATAGCCTTATCTGAAAAGAGTAAAATTGAATCATTTTTAGCATTAAAAATTAAACGATCAGAATTAATTATTACTTGTTTTCCTATATAATTATTTGGTCCTTCTGGTATATAACTCATTATTCTTCTCCTTCAAGTTTAGTATTATAACTATTTCCTTTAAACATAAACGTTTCTAATCCAGCTTTACGAGCTGCAGCAAATGCTTTTTCAAATTCACTAAGTCCTTCAGGAGCATCAGATTCTATATCTGTTTCAAGTGGTTCAATTAATTGATCTTTAGGTGCAATATATGGTTGATCTGCTCCCTTAGTATATGATTGCATATTTTCAGATGCTACCACAAAATTAGCAATATTTTGATTTGATGTTAAATATATAGATGAATCATCAAAATTTATATTTTCTGTATTAGGACCAAAGGTTGAATCAGATAAATTATTATATTGACCATTTCTTATAATAATAATTGGATCACTATTTTCTCCATTTTGTGACCATGCATTTTGTTTTTTAGTAGTACTTCCTAATCTAATAGAATTACCAAATCTTCCTTCTAATATATTATCTCCTTCAAATGGTCTTAGTGATCTAATATAATTTTTTTCTAAAAAATAATTTCCAAAATTAATATCTAATGAAGTATTTTGGGAATTTTTAACATTTCCATCTAATGTATTTTGATAAGTTTGTGTACCTGCTTTATTTCTTTCTACATTATGACCCACCCAAGGTACTGCATTGTGGTGGGGATTATTTTCTATATTTATACTAGGTAAATAAAATTTACTTCTACTTCTAGAATTATTTGATTCAACAACATCACCATCTAATATTAGTACTATTTCATTTTTTAGGGGATAATATTTCTGAAAAGAAAATAATGGAATAGCTTTAGGAAGTACATCTTTATTATCAGCTCCTTTTTTTGTACCAATGTGAGCATAAAAAATAGTCCCAATATCTTCTGATGTATGATATTTGGGATGAACAGGATCTAAAATAATATCTATTACTCTAGCACTTTGTAATTCACGACTAAAGGTAGTATTACCTCTTGATTTTACACCATATGTAAGGTTTTTAGTCATTCTTTTTTTCTATTTTTTTTTCCATTTCTTCAACTACTCCTTGAAGCTGATTCATTTCTTCTTCAGTTAACATATCCCCACCCCCACTAGTTGCATTACCTGTAGATAAACGTTGTACAATAGATGCCATTTTTAATAAATGGTCATCATTTTTAACGCTAATTTCCATATATTCTTTAATTAATGGAACAACAACAGTAGCATCTCCTAAATTTTGAATAAGGGGTCTTAACTCAGCTATAAGTTGACCTATTTGTTTACCTTTTTTCTTTTGATTAACGTGAATCTCTTTAAGGAGATCAGAAAAAGTTTTGTCGTCAAATATTACTTGATTTAATGAATCCATATTTTATTTTATTATAAATATAGAATTTTCTAAATTTTTACATATCCTGTTTCATTATATTCATTATATAATTCACGGTATTTTTTCTTAAGGACTTTAGTTACTTTAGTTATTACAGGAGTATCTACATTTGTTATTTCACGAATATAAATATAAAGAGCTTTTTTATTAAAAATTTCTAAATTTTCTCTACGTTTAAATAATATATTAATAGCATCACACACTTTTTTATCTGGATCTTTTTTAAACATCCTAAACATATGTGTATCAATATATTCAGTAAAATAATCTATAAAATCTTTTAAATCTTGTTTACGTTCGGGACGACCCAGTTCATGAATTACTTTATCATCTTCATCAGCAGCTCCAGTATCCGTAGTAATTTTTTTCTTTTTATAATTTGTATTATTATAAAGAATAAGATAA